GGCCACATAAGTATCGACGCCTGCAAGTCCTGTAGCTGTACCACCATAAGTGGTAAGCACAAATGCGTCATGTGATCTACCAGTTGTATAAGATAGATCTCGAGCTGGGACAAATCGCTGTCCTCTAGTGTAAAAAGGAAATTCAATTTCCAACACTGGGTTAATTCGCACAGGAGTGAGCGCGGCTCCATCTCCTGTATGTTTAATGGCAACAGTTCTCTTCAAGAGTTCACTCTCTGTGAGAGTGGTGGCAACCGCTACCTCTGTATGACTATAGGTAGTTGGGGATGGCAACCTACTGACTTGCATAGTAGGTTGGGCCACATTATTCACTGTACGCACTGCAGCTACATATTTGTATCTGATCCCGCCTCGCCGCATGGCAAAGGCAGGAGTCAAGTAATTCATTAACGTGTAACCAGTGAAATTATATGGTGAAGTGGCGGCTGTAGAATCTATACCTTGATCTACACCGGTAGTGGACCACCCCCTGTAAAATGGGAATATCTGAGACATGTATGTCAAATAAGCTGTACTAGCAGCTGCTTCTGACAAGTATGTTCTGTGATACCAATATCGCTTGAGTAGTTGTCGAAAAGAGACAATCCTCTCGCCTTGGTACACCAAGTTCTCATCTCCTTGTGCCTCGTTGGACTGATAAACGTCAACACTATGAGGTCTACTCGGAGGAATGTCATCAGACATTGCACCACTTTGTTGCTGAAATGGACTAAGATATGCAATAGAATCAACGTCCCTAGGGACTGCCAATTCATAATCTGGTCCAGCTCTCACCCAAGCCAAGATATAAACTTGATCTCCAATGCTCGATGAAGCCGTGGAAAGTTCATTGACAACAGAGATAGTCAAAGAACCATTACAAGTATTTTGGTCAGGTGTGACAGCAATGCCACTGGTGTTATAAGTGTAGGAGAATTGTGCGTCACCATAAGTTCTGACATCACACCAGGCCTTGGTTTGAGTCCAATGCACGACATATTCAAAATCACGAGTTTCTGAAATGTCAATAACAGTGGAAAAAGCCTGATTGTAGTCATTACTATTCCATTTATTTGGATCATATGCGATTTTCAGACGACCTTTGTGGAATTGAGATGCCACAATTTGAAATCTGAAGATCATACTACCTCTCCAATATCTAAATGGCGCAGATGCGAAACACAATGCCGTTGGATGTATTTCACGCACTGGTGATGCAGAAAGAACTTGTAATGCCATTGGATCCACTCGAAAAGAACCGAGGATATCACCATAGACATTAGTTTCAAACCAATCCATGCCAACTAGGAAAGAATCCCGGCTAGCAATAGACTGGATA